TATTATAAATAACAGTAATTGAATATTCGTATTATGAAAAACATATCATTTAGGTTCAAAGAAGGACACAAACCATGGCAATAGGTACACCATCAGAGTCACCGGCGATCGTCGTCAAGGAGCTCGATAGAAGCGGTGTAGTACCCAACGTTCAGACCACTACAGGGGCTTTCGTAGGAAATTTTAACTGGGGTCCTGTTAAACAGGCTACGTTGGTTTCTAATGAAAGTGCACTGGCGGAAACGTTCGGATCTCCCGATTCTTCTAACACAATAGATTTTCACAGTGCCGCATACTTTTTACGGTACGCTAACACAATGCAAGTAGTAAGAGAAGTTACATCTGCTGCTTTCAACTCACACGACTCAGACGCTGGATCAGGCACTAATTCAGTGACTCCAGTCACCATACTAGTAAAAAATAGAGACAACTGGGACGATCAAATCGCTGCAGCAAATACGGCTGATCATACCGTTGTAGCAAAATGGCCTGGTAACTTAGGCAACTCACTCAAAGTTTCATTCTTACCGGCAGACTCCGGTGATGCAACAACAATATTTGACGCTTGGGCATACAAATCATCTTTCGATGCTGCTCCAACTACTTCATCACACGCAAGTGCTCGAACCGCTACAAGCGATGAAATGCACGTTGCCGTTGTTGATGAAGACGGTTTATTCACCGGAACAAAAGGCGAAGTACTAGAAACATTCCCATTTGTATCATTAGCTCTAGGCGCTCAGAATGCAGACGGATCTACTAACTACATCAAAGATGTTATTAACAATCAATCAGAATATATTTGGATGGCTGGTTTCGGCGATGCAACTAAATTCTCAGATAATGCAGGTACAACTGCTGATAGTGGCGATAGCTTCCTTCAGACAAACGGTTCTCCGGCAGCTGTTAATATATCTCTTGTAAACGGTGTCAACTCAGGTGCATTAACACCAACTGAATACGCTACAGGATTCGATAAATTTGAAGATCCAGACACAATTACTGTCGACTTCCTTATCGCTCCAGGCATGTCATCAAGATCAGATCAAACGACTGTTGTTAACGATCTTGTAACAATAGCACAAACAACACGTAAAGATTGTGTTGTAACAGCTTCACCTGCAAGAACAGACATCGTTGCATCTACAACTCCGGTAACAAGTGCTATCACAACAGCTGATACATTTACCAATTCATCTTACCTTATCGTAGATAATAACTACCTTAAAGTATATGACAAGTACACTGATCAATACATCCAAATTCCAGCATCTTCAAGTACTGCTGGTATTATGGCTGCATCAGACTTCAATACTGCACCTTGGTTCTCACCAGCTGGTCCACGTAGAGGTCAATATGTAGGTATTACATCATTGTCTTATTCACCAAACAAATCAGAAAGAGATTCGCTTTATAAAGCAGGTCTTAATCCTATATCAAATATACCTGGACAAGGTGTATTGTTATTTGGTGATAAAACTAAATTAGCAAGACCAAGTGCATTCGATCGTATTAACGTACGTAGATTGTTCCTTGCGATTGAAAGAGCTATTTCGATAGCTGCACGTAACGTTATGTTTGAATTCAATGACGAATTTACTCGAGCAGAATTCCAAAACGTAGTTGAGCCTTTCTTAAGAGAGATTCAAGGACGAAGAGGTATTACTGACTTCAGAGTAGTTTGTGACACTACAAACAATACTGCCGCAGTAATTGATCGAAATGAATTTAAAGCAGACATCTTCATCAAACCAGCACGTTCAATCAACTATGTAACTCTAAGTTTCGTAGCTGTAAGAACTGGCGTTGACTTTGAAGAAGTTGTAGGCACAGTTTAATTGACAGATAGGAGAATATAAACATGGCTATTCTTGGAGTAGACGACTTTAAAGCCAAGTTGAAAGGTGGCGGCGCCAGAGCCAATCTGTTCAAAGCGACTATCAACTTTCCAGCATACGCATTAGGTGATGTAGAAATAACATCATTCTTATGTGAGGCTGCTCAACTTCCTGGTTCTACATTTGGTGTCATCGAGATGCCATTTAGAGGTAGGTTCTTAAAAATGGCAGGTGACCGTACGTTTGACACATGGTCACCTACAATCATTAATGATACGGACTTCGGTGTTCGTAACTCAATGGAACGATGGATGAACGGTATCAATGCTCACAGAGCAAATACTGGTCTTGTTGCTCCTGTTGATTACGAAGCTGATCTATTTGTAGAGCAAATCGACCGTGACGGCAACAGTCTAAAGAAATACAACTTTAGAGGTTGCTTCCCAACATCACTATCACCTATTGATGTTTCATACGGTGCAAACGATGAAATCGAAAGATTCAGCGTTGACTTCCAGGTCCAGTACTGGGAAGCTGCAGACACAACCAATTAAGGTTCGTATATATAAGACTATAGCGAGGCATTCATTTGCCTCGTTAAACCCTATTATTGAAAGAAAAATATGGCGGAAAACAGCTTAAAATTATTCGGTTTCGAGCTTCGCAGAGCTAAAAAAGTTGAGGCGGAGAAAGAAAAGCTGAAATCGATTGTACCTCCGGTTGACGAGGATGGTGCTGGTTACGTAACTGCTGCCGGTGCACATTATGGTCAATACGTCGATATAGACGGAGACAAATCAAAAGACAACTACCAGATGATACAAAAGTATCGTGGTACTGCGTTGCATCCTGAAGTTGATGCTGCGATAGAAGATATTATGAATGAAGCAATCAGTGGATCTGAAGAAGGTTTTGCTGTACAGCTTGAAATGGAGCAGCTCAAAGCTTCAAACGGAATTAAGACTAAGATCCAAACAGAGTTTGATGACATCTTAAAGATGTTACACTTTACAGATCTTGGGCATGATATATTTAGACGATGGTATATTGACGGAAGAATAACATTTCACTTAGTTGCAAATGTAGATAATCCTGCTAAAGGTATTGAGGATATAAGACCTATCGATTCTGCAAAGGTTCGTAAGGTCAAAGAAGTTAAGACTTCAAAAGATCCTGTTACTGGTGCTAAGATTATCGAAAAATCAGAAGAATATTACATTTATCAAGAGAAACCGGGTCAGCAACAGTCTGGCGTTAAGTTAACTAAAGACTCTGTTCTTTATGTTACATCTGGATTACTTGATGAAACACAACGGAAGATTATATCATATCTTCATAAAGCAATAAAACCGCTCAACCAGCTACGTATGATGGAAGATTCATTAGTAATCTATCGTCTTGCACGTGCACCTGAGCGTAGAATATTCTATATTGATGTCGGTAACTTACCAAAAGGTAAATCCGAAGAATATATGAAAGGCATAATGGCGAAGTACCGTAACAAACTTGTATACGATGCTTCAACTGGTGCAATCAAAGATGACAGAAAACATATGTCAATGCTTGAAGATTTCTGGTTACCACGTCGTGAAGGCGGTAGGGGAACAGAAATTTCTACATTGCCAGGTGGTGATAACCTTGGACAGATAGACGATATCATCTATTTCCAAAAACGACTCTATAAGTCTCTTAACGTACCAATTGCCAGACTTGAGCAAGAATCACAATTTAGTCTTGGTAGATCTACTGAGATCTCAAGAGACGAGCTCAAGTTTCAGAAATTTATCGATAGGCTTCGTAAACGATTCTCTATACTCTTTGCAGAGATACTCAAACGTCAGCTGATACTTAAAAACATTATTACCGAACAAGATTGGGACGAATGGGGATCAGACGTACACTTTGATTATATAAGAGATAATCACTTTACAGAGCTGAAAGATGCAGAGTTACTTCGTGAGCGTCTACAAACATTAGACATGACTCAGCAATACATTGGAGAATACTTCTCGAAAGAATATATATTTAGAAATGTATTAATGATGGGCGACGAAGAAATTAAAGATATTAAAAAGCAAATAGCTGATGAGGAATCATCAGGTGAAATACCAGATGATGAAGCAAAAGCTGCAGAAGCAGAAGCACAGAGTGCTCCACCTGCACCAACCCCCGTTAAAATAGTGAAAGATGATGAGGAAGATAATGGCTGAAGAAGAACAAATGACAACCGCGAGTGGTGATCCACACCCTGCTGCAGGAATAGCTGATATGATTGATTTGGCATATGCTCAGGATTTTAATAAAGCAACAGAAATATTTAATGATCAGATTGGTCAAAGAATGACGGCTGCTCTCGATCAGGAAAAGATTGCAATAGCAGATCAAATATTCAATGATAAAGAGGAGATAGACGATGAAGAGCTCGAAGCAAGTGATGAGACCGATGAAGCCGAAGGTGGCGAAGAAGACAATCTTGATGCAAGTGCCGAAGATACCGAAGAGTCCGATCCTACCGAAGAAGCCGAAGAAGACGAAGAAATAAATTCCGAAACCTAAGAATTTTTTTTTATAAATACTACAAACGAATTAAAAGTGTGATATAAATGTTAACCTTTCGAGAATTAAGAGAAAAAAAGTTAAAGGGAATGCCGCCTGGACAGCATGTTTGGGATAAAAAAATTAAAGGTGTATTCTCTATGATACACAAAGAAAAAGGCAAATACGTACTTTATATTGATAATGAAAAATTAGACGAATATCCTACAATGGCAAGAGCTAAAAAATCTGCTGAGGAATTTGTAAAAGCCGCAAAAAAGGAAACTAAATGAGTCAGATCATATCCCCTAAAAGTACTGAAGCAGCTGCTAACGGCTCTGGTGCAAAAACTAATGTAGGTCTTGCAAGTATTGTAAGGGCAGTTAATACATCTGCAAGTGCAGCCACACTGGTTAGTCTAACTGAAGCAGGTGGAACAGTGATTGGTACAACAACATTAGCTCAAAGTGAAAGCATACTAATTCATAAAAATCAAACAGAATGTGTATTTGCAGGTGCAGCAACCGTATTATTTTCTGCTGTAAATACAAGAGGATAACATGGCAACATCCGTACAACTTAGACGGGGTACAACAACCCAAAATAACGCCTTTACAGGTGCGTTGGGTGAAGCGAGCGTTGATACAACCTTAGATACTATACGGGTACATGACGGAAGTACAGCAGGCGGTTTTGAGATGACTCAGAATACTGCAGTACAGACTCTTACAAATAAAACTCTTACTTCGCCGAAAGTAAATGGATCTACAGCGGTTACCGCAACAGGCGCAGAACTTAATATATTAGATGCAAGTGTAGGTAATACTGCATTAGCCACTGACGTTGCGAGTAGTGCAGGTGCCGGTACATCTAATAATGCTAAAATAAAACATACTCTCACGTTGGCAGGGACGTTAGCGGATGACGCTACACATGCCGATGTAACAATAACAAATAGTAAAGTATTAGCTAGTTCAGTAGTTCTAGCTAGTTGTAGTCTTGACGTTGATGTGCGCATACATACAGTTGTTGCCGGATCATTTAAAGTTAGTATTACAAATAAATCTGGTGGTACATTGGCAGATGACTCTACTATGATTTTGAATTACAGAGTAATTTAAGGAAATAAAATGAAGCTTATAACAGAATATACAGAATCAGACGTTGAAATGATTGTAGAAGAAAAAGACGGTAAGAAAAGCCATCTTATCGAAGGTGTATTCGCACAAGCTGATGCAAAGAATAGAAACGGACGCATATATCCAATGCCAGTAATGGAAAAAGCTGTGAACAAATATGTGGACGAACAAGTAAAAGAAGGGCGAGCAGTCGGAGAACTAAACCATCCAGATGGTCCAACTGTGAACCTTGATAAGGTATCCCATCTCATTAAAGATCTTCAATTTGAAGGTAAGAATGTGATGGGTAAAGCACTTATATTAGATACTCCAAACGGGCAGATTGTTAAAGGTCTACTTGAAGGTGGTGTCAAACTAGGTGTTTCAACACGTGGTATGGGTAGCTTAGAGCAACGTAATGGCGCAATGGTCGTCAAAGACGACTTTATTCTCAATACGGTAGACATCGTACAAGATCCATCAGCGCCTGCAGCTTTTGTTAATGGAATAATGGAAGGCGTAGAATGGGTTTGGAATAACGGCATTATTGAAGCTCAAGTAATTGAAAAAATGGAGACAGAAATTAAGAAAGCTCCACGATCAGATCTCTATGAGGTACAGGTTCGTGAGTTTAAGAATTTCCTCTCGTTAATGAAATAAAATATAGGAGTCAGAACATGACTGATCAAACTCAGGATGTCGAGGCAAATGTTGACGAGAACGAAATCGTTTCAGAAGCATCAATGTCAGACAACCCCAAAGACGCGGAAGCAGCTTCTGTTACTGGCGTAAAGGCTGCGGCCAACGTCACTAAAAAGCAATCTCCGCCTAAAACCAAAGCTGGTATGATTCAGGGTATCATGACTAAATTGCAATCAAAGAGTAAAGCTCAACTTGCAGCCGGTTATGAAAGCTATATGGAAGATGCTGACGTTGCTGAAGATCTCGAAGCTGTTGTGGAAACACAAGAAGCAGAATACGATTTCTCTGGTGATCTTAACGCATTGGTAGAATCAGAAGCAACTCTGTCTGACGGATTCAAAGATAAAGCCGCAACTATTTTCGAAGCTGCTGTTAAAAGCAAGCTGAGTGAAGAAATTGCACGTATCGAAGAGTCTTATGCAACAGAGCTCGCAGAAGAAATTGCTAGCACTAAATCAGACCTTGTCGAGAAAATCGACAGCTACCTCAACTATGTGGTTGAAAATTGGATGAAAGAAAATCAGGTTGCAATACAAACTGGTCTTCGTTCGGAAATCGCAGAAAACTTTATGAATGGTCTTAAAGATCTATTCGTCGAGTCTTATGTCGAAGTTCCAGAGTCTAAAGTTGACCTAGTAGACGACCTTGCAGAACAAGTTGAAGAACTTGAAACTGCTTTAAACTCACAGACCGCTAAAAATATCGAAATGACTGAAGAGCTTGAATTGTTCCAACGTTATGAAGTTATTCGTGAGCATGCTCATGGCTTAGCTGAAACTGAAGTTGAAAAACTGGCTGCTTTAGCCGAAGATCTTGATTTTGTAGATGAAGAAACTTTCTCAGCGAAAGTGAAAACTATCAAAGAATCATACTTCACTAAAGAAGTTAAAACAGCTGAAGTTGGTGATGACCTTGTAGAAGATACAGCAGACAATGCTGTAGAAGTTTCTTCTGCGATGGATTCATATCTTCAAGCCCTTAAAAAATCATCTTAATAGGAGAATTTAAAGATGGAAACTTACGATCGTTTAGTCGAAAAATGGAACCCAGTTCTTTCAGAAGAATCAGCTGGTAAAATTGCCGACTCACACAAACGTGCTGTAACTGCAGTTGTTTTAGAAAACACTGAGAAAGCTCTTGCAGAAGAGCGTACGCAAGCACAATTCATGACTGAGGCCGCTCCTGGAAACGCTACATCAAGCGCTTCTAACTGGGACCCAGTATTAATCTCACTAGTACGACGCGCTATGCCTAACATGATGGCATACGATCTATGTGGTGTTCAGCCAATGACTGGTCCAACAGGACTTATCTTTGCGATGAAATCACGTTACGGTGCTGGTGCAACATCATCAACAGAAGCACTATTCAACGAAGCTGAAACAGCTCGTTCTGGTGATTCATCTGTTACAGAAAACACCAA